CTTGGAATGCCATACTCTCCGGAGAAAACTCATACAGGTAAAACTGTATTTGAATTCGCGAAGAGATGGTTCCAAGATGGTCAAGAGATCACGGGATATCCTATAGGTGGTGTTTTAACCACTTATAATAGATATTCGCTTTTTGCTTCATTCATGAAGCAGAACGAACTAAAGGGTTGGTGTCTTCCTAATGAGTGTCACTCCAGTCTTATCCGATCCATATTTAGTATTATGAAAGAAGGCCACTATATTATTAATAAAGTGGAGTCTCACATAAAACTATATATGGTTTTCATTAGCCTATTAGAGTACAAAATTGACCCTAATAGAGACCAGGTATATGAGGATATATTTCTATATCTATCTCAAATAGCTGATCCTTCACCATTGCTCGCGACCTTCAAGTCGCGGAAGGAAGCCTTTTTCTGGCTCCTTCTTGCAGCAAGGCGAAAACTAATGATATCGGACCGTATCCAGTTAAGGGAAGCCTTTGATGAGAATCGTCTCCGAATGGAGGGATTCCTATCGGGTTTCCGTAGAACTAGATATGGGGGGCTGCGGAGACCAACCATTAAACACGAAGACACTATGCGTTCAGTACTGATGGGACAGCCTATTACTCAATTATTAGAACACAAGCTTATAGACTTGGAACTAATGATTAAGAACAAGGCTATTCTCGATCCAAAATTGTTATTACCCGCGTCTATGCTAATAGACGGTTTAGGTAAGTACAAGATTGGAAAAGAGATCTTCAGTATGCAAACCTCGATGTCTGTAACCCTTGCAGAGTCGGCTATAGTTAAAGCGATGATCGCAGCATGTAAGGAAGGGGTTAAACCCGATCCGAGCATTGCTAAGATTATCGAAATATCTCGTAGCCGAGATCCACATGTAGAGTACATGATGTCTGGTATTCCAATACTGGCATTGGCACCATTTGTGGCGAAGTTTAGTAAATGGATTGCTCCGAATATCTACAAGGCTATTTATAGCCCTGGAGGTATTAGAGCATTACTAATCCATCGTCTCAAAGGGGCAATCGGCGTTACCGTCTTCACAGGCCTGTTAACCTGGGGAGTCGGCGTATCCGCTACCGTGTCATGTATCTTGGCTATTCATTCCGCTCTTTCGGCGTTGTTCATACTTAATGATGTGGTACCCGGAGTTTCCGAACCAATCAGTTCTGTAATAGGAAAATACCTATTCAGGCTGACGGAACTTCTTCTCGTTGCTTACTCATTATCGATATGGACAAACTTTGAAGCGTTCTCTATAGCTTGTGAGGTCATCCAGAGTAGTTACCAATTAGGAGTAACATCCCTAGGAGGAACTATTCTCGACTTCATAACACTCTGTAATAACTGTCTGTATAAGACAGCTACCGGAGTAGTAGAGGCCGACTATGTCGAACTTCTTCGAAAGGTACCGAGCGATTGGAAAGGCATCAAGGAATTGGTGTCTGAAACTCACTCGATAGGATTAGGAGCATTCATCTTCTATTTATTACTTAAATACCTTTTTGGGTAAGTAGTAATTGAATAGGGAATCCAGCCTCTACAAACCCACATCGTGATGTGAGATGCGTAGTGCCCATACAAAAGCTTCATAAGAAGCACCTGCTTTATGCAGGGGGTCTTGTATGGTGTTTAACCTGCTTTCTGAGCAGGACAGACC